GAGATACCATTATACGCATAATTACAATGAATGATGTTATCAGAATCAATGAACATACCAGTATGCCCGAACGCTCCAGCACTAGCACCGCGCTTGCCCCAAATGAAGATATCTCCACGCTGAGCGACACATTCGGTGTTTTCAGCGATAAGCTCATAACCGTTTTTAATAAGCCAGTCGTGCTCATACTCTGTATTTACTGCCCATCCAGCAGATGAAGCGCCAGCGCTTCTCAAAGCATAATAGACTGAGCTAGAGCAATCGTAAGAACTATCTCCGTCTCTATATTCCATGCTATAAGAGACTTGCCCTTGTCTAGCTTTCATCCATGCAATAGCATTTTCAATATTAATTCCCATTTATTTATTTTCCTTTCATTTTATGGTAATGTTGTAGGCCACGGTTCACTTGTTAAGTAAGAGATAGAGCTGACACGGATATCTCCAATATCTCGGTCTGTTGGTACTGGGTCAGTGAATTGGAAACGCAACATGTTACTGTCCCCGTAGCCTCCAAGGTACCAAGTGCCGTAAGGCGTGCCCTTGTCATTGTAAATGTTGCCAATCAAACTAGCCTCAGACCTGAAACCTTGAGGAACACCACTTGAACCTAAAATATAGCAATTTCGTTCTCTGTCGCTGCCTTGTGCCTCGTATCCTGCGCCACCTCGACGAATGACACCGAACCAACCCCAAGAAAGCCCACCAAATTGGTAAGTAACTAAATCATTTTTTCGTCTAACTTTCAAGAATGAGTTTCCGAGTTTAGATTTAATGTTTAAAGTTCTCCAACCAGTATCGCCAGTCAGCACTTCCCAGCCTTGAGAACCGTTTCCAGTTCGTTTAATCCACTTCAAAGCGCCATTTGTGACCGCTGTGTCCACATAGGTTGTCCCTACTGGAGCTGTGACCTTGCCATTGGGCATACCTTGACCATGGATTTCGTATTCGGATACTTGACCGCCTGTGTTTGATGGTGTAGCGGTTGGAAGTGTGATACTACCTCCACCGTCGGACAAGGTGAGAGTGTTCCCACTCAAAGATATCTTTTGAGGAATACCTACACCGTCAGCGCCTTTCGGACCAGTCAAACCAATAGGCCCTTGAGGTCCGATTGGTCCAGGTAAGCCAGCAGGGCCTTGTTCCCCTCGTTCTCCACGAGGTCCAGTCTGACCGTCTTGACCTCTTTCACCTTGCAAACCTTGAGGTCCAATAGGTCCGATGTCTCCTTTAGGTCCAGGCTCTCCATCTCGTCCACGTTCGCCAGTTTCACCCTTGTCCCCTTTTGGACCTGGAGTCAGTGAAATGTTCTGTAACTCTTCCTTGGTAGCAAAACCGCTCGTGTCGATTTGTTTTGCCTCAAGTAAAGCTAGACGTCTGATGACTTCTGAATCGTCATAGGTCGCACCTTCAATCTTGATATGCTTCAGCGCTTCCTCTAATTCTGCCTTGGTCACAATGTCTGTTACTGCCACAATGCGCTTTGTCTCTTTCTCGATGACTGGAGCACCGTCGAGCTTGTCGATTTCAGACACACGCACACCAAACGAGAATCTGAAAAGGTCTGCAGATTGCAGGTCTTTTTCAGCGTAAACAAAACCTGTCACGGTTTCGTCGGTTGTGATCATCGATGTATCAAATGGGATAGAAACGTGCTTATCTTCAACCGCTCCGACAACTTCCAAAAAGCGATTTGTTTTCTTGAAGTGGAATAGGACGGTCACTTTCTCAGCGTCGATACTGTTCAAGGTCAGGTCAATAAAAGCGTTGTTCTTGTCATGTGAGTAAAATTCCTCGCTTACTTTGTCAGCACCATCTCGGACATTCACACAAATGTCCGTATTTTTTTTAATGGCCTTTTTCAAATGCTTACCTCCTTTCTAATAAAAAAGAAAGAGAACCTAAAAAGGTTCTCTTGATCTATTTTTCAGTCCAGGCATCGTTCATTTGCTTCACAGCAGATTCAACGAAAGTATCCAAGTCTTTGTCGGTCATGCCGATGTTATACTTGTTAAGCTCAGCACGGATTTTGATTCGAGCTTGTTCTAGCTTTTCTTCACCCTTATACCCAGTCTCAGCTGATACCTGTTCAACTGCATTTACAGCGTTCTTTGCCAAAATTTCAACGATTTTGACAGACTGCTCACCGCCTTTTTTAATCAGGTATTCCTTGATTGATTTGACTGCAATACCAGCCAAAACGACAAGAACGCTAATTGCTGCATTGATGATGATTTCATTGATTTGTTGCATGTGTTATTCTCCTTTGTTTTTATCTTCGTCTTTTTCAAGCAAGCGCTGAAATGCTTTCAGGATTGGCTGGAAAAGAGTGATATTTCCTTTTAGTTTGCGGTAATTTTCAATCAGTGATTGAAAAGTAAATGCGATGTATCCGAGATAGATCGAGTACAAGAATGCGAAGCCTGTCTTTTCAGGCAAGAGTACTGACATCGGGATGAGGATCATCAGCAAGAGTACTCCTAAAACCTTACGAAGGAGGCCATTGATACCAATTTTACTCTTGTATTCAATATCAGGATTGGCAATAGCAGCAATTGTCCCTGTCAAGAAATCAATGATCTCCATTGAGACAATCAAAGCTAGAGCGTACAATACAAGTCCGTCCTCGGTCTTGACGACACTTCTTAAAAAATTGAAAAATTCGATTTGCATATACACCTCCTCAATCGTATTCTAAAAGAGGACGCATCTTATCCAAAATAATCGGATACATCCTCTTATTTCCTTCTGCTGTTGGATGTAATCCGTCACCCATAAATTTTGTACGGACGATTTCCAAGACCGGATTAAGCCCAGAGTCATTGTGCAGATCAACACACGGAACAGCATACAAGTCTGACACCTCTTTGACTGCTCGAGCATAGTCTTGTAACAAGTTTCCTTTACTGTTTCGAGTAGTCTGAGCATTTACCCAAGTTGTTCCACTACCTCTATAATAGCGTTTCAAAGGCGTCATAGTTATTACTTTAGCATTCGGGCGATTAGTTGCTATCCACTCTAAAATGTGCTTGTAAGCTCCATAAAAAGTGCTGGTTTCTGTATCGTCAATGGTTCCAAGCGTGGCATTATTCCCCCAATCGTTCGTGCCACCAAAAATGGTAACAATATCAGCGTCGGTTGGAATCGTTTCAAGTCGATCGACAAATGGTTTAAGCGTATCTGTCACATAGCTAGATGTACATACTGATGTTCCACCAATTCCAAGGTTGATAATAGTTGTTTCAATGCCATTATTTTTAGCCCACTGATCAATATAACGATGCCATTGCCAACCGTTAGCATTCACTCCCTCAGTAATAGAATCGCCAAGACAAGCAATTTTTTTGGTCTTAGTAGCTATCGAAAAGCTATTGAGAAATACACGACTAGTAGTATTATCATAATAGCCAAGTAGAACATAATTGGTATCTACAACATCCCCTGACGCAATTCTTCTTTGAGTTTTGTCCAGGACTATAAAACCTGCGTTGCCGCTCAATGTTACCTCATTTGCATCAATCCAGTTATCCTGTTTTCCAATCTTCACATTAATTCTTGGATATTTTAACATTTTAGTAGAGCTATCATAAATAATATTCCCTTGTGGTGAATAGATAATGTTCTCTGAATATGTTGCGACTTCATCAGGGCTTACAGGTAAGGTGTTGTCTATTGTGAAATACCCGTTAAATGTAATATGAGGTTTTGAATATTGAGGATTAAACACCGCACCGACAATAATATCAGTTGCTGCTGGATTGGCTGCAGTTTTCATCTTTTTAGTTGTAGTGTCTATAACAACCCAAGACGACGATGTTGGATAGGCTACAGTCTCTTTAGTAATTACATTTACTTTACCTTGCAAAAGATATGTATTAGTACCAGTGATTTCAATGGTCTTGTTAGTGTTGTTGAAATTTACTGGCTTATCACCTGCAACGAAAGCAAAGGTATCATAAGGACTGACTGCCGAGGCTTGATATATCCCTCCAGGAATCCAGTCTGAACCGTTCCAGTAATTCCAGTTCTTATTGTCGGTTGTGATATAAGTTCCTGTGTCACCATTAGGTTTGGCTTGTTTTAGGTTCGCTAAATTGGAATACGTACCTTTTGGACTTGCCGAAGCCATATTCTGTAATTGAGCCGTAATCTTACCTGCGTCAGCTTTCCCACCTAATTGTGCATCTATATTTGCTAAGCGATCGTATAAGAAATTAAACGCACCTCTAGCCTGCGTCACTTCCATATTAGCATTACCGTCTTTTGAGGCATTCTCGTATGTAACTTCAAGAGCTTTGGCGATAGATTCTCGAACATCAGCGCCTCTTGTTTTTTTCCGAATTCCGTCAACTAATATGGCAATATTCTTAGTGTCTGGAAGAGGTGATGGATCATCAAATAAATTCAAACGTCCTTCTGCTTCTTCTGTTGCCATTAATTACCTCCAATTTCTTTTTTTATTTTATTTATTTCTATTTCAATATTCCTAATCTTATCTGCATTTTCTGGCTTATTCTCACGCTTCAATTGTTCCAACTCGCTTGTTAAAGAGGTCAACTTCTCTTTTCTACGTTCGATTTCTTGGTTCACTTTGACTCGCTCAATTGATTCAACCGCTTCTTGAGATTGTAATTGATAGGCAGATAGCGATTGAGACTTAGAACCAATAACCAAATCGACACTTTGAGGATTTAGGATATCAATCTTTTTCTCGATAATTTGCAAACGCTCAATTCCTGAAAGCGGAGCGTTCAAAATTGGATGTGTATTGCCGATTTTGAATTTAACATACCTTGAGTCAATTAGGTATCTTTCTACAGCTGAAACCGTCCATTTTGCAAGGGCGATTTTTTGATTTTTAAGGTATTGCAAACCTCGATTTTTCAAGACCTGAGCATTATCAATTTCTGTCCAAATTACAGGTTTTCGAATGATCCCAAATTTAGCAACTAATTCCGGATCTTCAAGCCATATTCTGCCACCATTTACTGATGAAATATCAATCTGTTTCCTGGTCACATCAGAGCCTTGTTCTTCCTTGTTATCATTGATTTGGTTTTGACTATTCTTCTCATCCGCTCCAATCGGCATGATTTGAGTAGCTATCCCATCAAACGAAATCTCACGAGAAGCTGATTTGATATTCCTCCCAAGCTGGATAGGTGCATCTTGATTTTTACCAATAGATGAGGTCCAATCGAGATAGAAACCATCAGATTCTCTTCTTAAAGTAAGATATCCACCAATATTAGCAACAATCCGCTCTCTAATCGTATCCCAGGTAGGTTCATAACCTAGATATCTCCAAGGCTTATCTGTCTTACTGTTAACCGTTACATTCCCAAGCTGAATCCTCTTATAATCTTCAACTTGACCATTGTGCTGGCTAAGTATTTCTCTCAGATATGCCTCTGCGCCAGTATTCTGCAATTTACGAAAACTTTGGGCGCTATCGTGGAAAAATGAAAGAAAATCCTCGCATACAACTTCTTGAACGAATCCTGTACTAGTCATTTTATTTGAAATAGTTAAAACTCTACCTTCGAACTCAATTTCATCATCGTATAGATTAACTACCTGAATGATAGATTGAAAAGGGATGATTTTTTGATACAAATCATTTTGCATCGGAAGCACGAAAGTGAACTCATTAATTGCATTCTGCGCTTGCTTGATAGATCCTGAAAGGATTTTGTTGCCTTTACGAGAATACGGACTGTGAACGACCTTCTTTCTGGTAAAATCGGTATCCGATAACATTTCTCGAAAAGAGTTCCAAAAATATACTTCAAATCCACCATTCTTCATGCCATCACCTCTGCATTAAATCTTAATGAAATCGTTCCATTGCCTTTTGCAGTAAAACGGTTAATACCTGGTTTCACAGAAAGGACGAAATCTACATTTTCACCCTTCTTAAACTTGTATGTTTTACCTTTCTTATCGATAAGGCTGATGTCGCTGGTGCAGATAACTGTCGGACTAACTGAAGTATCACCGCCATTCACAAAGTAAATTTCTTTTTGACCATTGATATTCCATTTGGTCCAATTTGAAAAATCATTCTCGAAGTCGAATGTATCCCAAACATCATCGAAGTAATTATCAACATGAAATGCAAAAGGGTAGCAAATAAAGACAATTGTAGCAATCAAATGTTTCTTCAAAGGTACATCTGTTACTTTGATGCTCTTGACCTTCCCAAGCCAGTAATAACGCTTGTCGTGCGTGTCAAATAACTGGCTTTCAGATTTAGTCGTCATACTGGATTTTATGAACCGTTCCGCTACTTTTCTATCAGGATAATCCTTATTTGGTAACTTGAATTCATAAGTAATTTCTCGTCTATCAAAGAAGACTTCTCCGAGTACGTCAGAGAAGTCTAAAACACCTTGTAGATAAGGGATCTGCTCCACAATCTCCTTTTTATCAGGAGTAGGGGCGTCCCTACTTTGAAGATACCAACCGGCATCTTTGCTATTAAAATCACCGAATTGGATATATTCCTTAATTTGAGTAATCATAATCGATGCCGTCCTTTCAATGTTTGAATATTCCCTACTGCTTCATCGTAAGCATAAGCGGTACCACCAATGAGTGCTCCAGTATCCAAAACCATTGTCTGACCTTGTGCTACTTGCTCTCTCAATTCTGATAAGCTATCAATCACATCTGACAATAGACTTGCTGAATGAGCAATATAGGCTTCTTGTCTGCTAGATGTTTCATCAATAGGCGTCTTGCCTCTCAATGTCTCAACCTTCAATTGGCTTGACATAGTAGCGGTCGCTCCTGTCAAAAGATTCTTCGATTTCAGACTAAAATCGTTGACATGGTCACGGATTGCATCTAAACGAGATGTAACACTGTTCATTGATGAATCAAGGCCATCTGAAATTCCTAGACCGATTTGCCAGCCAATGCTTGAAGAGTCATCTGCAATCACATCCTGGATACTCTCTGCCATGGTTGAAATGTTATCCATGAGATTTCTCCAACCAGTCTGAATACCTTGATTCAAACCAGCCATAAGCGCAGCACCGTTCTCAATAAGTAACTTTCTATCATACGAAACAGGCCCTTTATGCGCCTTAATCCATGCAGCCATATTTGAAACGCTAGATGTAATACTAGACCATCCGGCATCAATACCAGACTTCAAACCAGCCATGAGAGCAGCACCATTTGAATAAAGGTTTACACCTTGACCGATTTGGGCAAGGGTGTTATTTGCGGAGTTCACAAATCCTTGAGTTGTAGTAACCAGTTGCTGACCTACTGATGTCCACGCTGAAACCATTTGATTCCCATTATTTCTCACGCTGTTAACAATCGATATCATACCATTGTTAACAATAGCAAGGATCTGAGCCATGGTTGATTGCATGCTTGTAATCATAGTGGTTCCTGCGGTTTGAATTGCAGTCACCATTTGAGCGCCTGCCGTTGCTATACCCGTGGTCGCCCCTGACATAGCTGATTGAATACCAGTCCCTAACGCTACGATACTTACTTGTGCTGTTGATGCACTCGCTCCTAAGCTTGCTAATGCACTATTCGCACTTCCGGCTTGAGCATTGAATGATGCCAAACCTGTACCTGCCATCATTGTTGCTGGAGCTATCGTCATAAGCATGGCATTAAATTGTGTGACTATTGATCCAAGCCCCGTAAGTCCAGTTAACGAACTTTGAACATTAGATCCAAAAGCAGTCATTGACGATACTGTAGACGTCAAAATATCTGGTAAACCAGTTAATGAAGAAGTGAACGAAGTTAGTAAAGCCGGTAAAGCTGTTAATGTTGATTGCAGAATTACAGTAGCTTGACTAAACATCATCATTCCACTGCTTAACATTGTCATACCCTGACCTGCTGTAGCCAGACCTGCCCCTTGTGATGCGATAGCGCCTAAACCTGTAGCGGTTGCAGCAAGTGACGCACTTAAATCAGCTAAGCCTGTATTAGTGATCATTACGACACCTTCGGCCAAAGATTTAAAACCAAGGCCAGCATTTAGAGCGGCATTGCCTATGCTATCAAAAATTCCAGCTACACCGTCAAGAACATTTCTGATAGCTGAACCAAACGACTCGACCACACCGCCAGCGCTCTCTAAGATTGAGCTGACTTGTTCGCCAAACGTTTTTAGCAAATTTGTCAAGCTATCAATGATAGGACTAACCTGAGAGAACATATCACTAAACGATGAAACAATATCTGCAATTGACGGAGCAATCGCAACTACCATTTCAGTTATAGCTGGAGCAAACGGAGCAATCGCTTCAACGATTTGAACGATAGCGTCAGCTATAATTTGAGATACTGAGACGAACGCATTACTTATAATCTCAACAATCGGAGTCACTGCCGTGGCAATTCCTGAAATGGCATCTCCCAAGGCAGTAATGAATGGTGCTGCCGCTCCCATAGCTTCCCCAAATGCAACGACAAGAGGAGAGAGTTGAGCTAAGGCGCTTGTCACGTTTGGAAGGACCCCTGAAACCGTAACAATAGCATCGGCAAATGCTCCGATGATAGCAGTAGCAACCGTAGAAAATGCCTGTCCTACTGCGTTAATGATAGTAGCTACACCTTCACCTTGACTAGCTATGAGGCTCAAACCTGCAGCAATAATAGCAATACCAGCACCAATACCGACCGCTGCAATAGCAACTGCTCCGCCAAGCGCTAGGATATTTCCCATCCCTGCAGTTTTCAATGCAGCTCCAAAGGCTTTAATAACTGGCGCTAATCCAGAGAGGGCTATTTTGATACCTTGGCCAATCCCTGTAGCAGCCGTCTTGATTGCTGTTCCTGTTGTTTTGATGATATTAGCCAATCCGTTAAAAATCTGGGTTACAACGCTTTTGGATTTCGTTGCACCTTTTACAACTTCGTCTGCTCCTTCTTTTGCACCTTTAGCAAATAAGCCAAACGGATTGAAACTTTTTAGGAAGTTAAAGCCTTTAAATGCTAGGATTGCCCCTCCAACACCTGTTATCAGCCCCTTCCAAACGTCCGCACTAATTGATTGAGTTAATTTTGAAATCCAACTTACAATCACTGAAATAGCATTTACAACCTGACCAGCGGCTGCGCCTACGATATCCCAAGGAATTGCATCTCCCAATTTAGTCGCAAGATCTAAAGCTGCATCCGTCAAGTCTTTAAAAGCTTGATAAGCGTTCTTGATTGCTCCTGTATTCTCAAAGGCTTCTAGTGCAAACTGAAAAGCCATAGCTAAATTTTGGATGATAACATTCACTGTTTGAATGACATTCCCTACCCCTTGAATAACATTGCCAAATCCATTGGACTCGCTTGTCAATTCTTCAAAGAGTGACTGGATTGTCACGACTACATCTCGAAAAGTGTCCTTAAATGAATCAAATACACCCTCGTCAACTCCTATCGACGTGAACAAGGACTTAAATCCTTCTTCAATCTTAGGACCAGCCTCTGCCATTGCTACTTCAATCGCATTAGGAAGCTGACGCATGATATTTCCTACCATTGGCACGAAATTGCCTAAAAGGAAGGTTGATGTAGTAGAAATGAGTGTCTTCAGAGATGGACCAATATCTTCGCCAAGTGAGAGGTTTGCCAAGAAATTAGATGCAGAAGCCTTCATTGCAGAGAATGAGCCACTAAAAGTAGTTTCAGCTTCTTTTGCTGCAACTCCCGCAACTCCCAATTCTTGTTGAACCAGGTCAATGGCTTCTACGATATCGGCAAAGTTGTTGATATCAAATTTCTTACCCATCGCTTTTTCAAGTTTGCTGGCATCTTTAAGAAGCCGTTGCATTTCTTGTTGAGTACCACCATACACGGTACGTATTCGCTATGATTCGCTAGATCATAACCGTCTTTTTAAGACTGCTCTATGTCACCATAGAGATTAGACTATCTCTTATGCATTAAATGCACCCTAGCGCTTCGGCTCGCTTGAGCCTACTCTACTCCATTAAGGAAACTTTGTTCCTCTGTTTCGATAGTCGTTACACTTTCAAGAATAAATCTTGCTTAGCACGGTATTGTCTAGGCGACTGCTAGAGTTTCACCGTTTTCACTAGGTTTATACTCGGCTATGGTTTTTCTACCGAGCTTTAAATTATCAAGCATGATGTAGTTACCCTTGGCAAATCCTTGATAAGCCATCTGAATTGAACCGATGTCAGTACCCATTTTAGCTGAGTTGTCGGCCATAGCCATGATTGCCTTATTGGCTGACTCAGCAGCCTTCACGGCATCACCACCAAGCGCTTTTTTCAAGCTTGCACCAAAAGAAACTGCCTGCTCTGCGTATGTGTTAGCAGAGATACCAGCAGCAGCCGCAGCAGTAGCATATTGTTTCATGGTATCTTCCGCTCCCTGGTAGAGCGTATCAATACCACCGAATGATTGCTGGAGCTTGGCTCCTTCGTCCAAAGCTGTAGAAAATACACCTTTGACAGCACTGCCCAAAGACTGAATCCCTGAAATAAGCGCACCACTTACGATGTTAGCGCCAAGGACTGACTTGAATACTGAACCTAACCGCTCTCCGCTTTCAGACAACCCTCCGACCATGCCCTTTAACCGTGCGACTCCTGATTGAGCCTTGTCGCCATCCATATCTACCTGAATGACGACCTTACCATCTGCCATTTTGCTACCTCCTTTCTATTCCATGTCGTAATCATAATCATCATCTTCATCGTACTCATCAGAATCAGGTAAAGCATATTCTTTCTTCAACTTCATCATTTCATCGATGTAAGCCTGTGAGTCGCCTTTTCTTGGCTTGTACTTCCTGATTTTGATAACTTCAACGAATTTAGTGCCTTCTGGCAATCCTGCCAATAGAGCATTAAACTTCTTCCAATGCAGATTCCCTCTTTCTTCAAGCAAATCAATGCCGTATGCTTGCATAAAGCTCGCATAAATGAAATCACCATCCAGCGAGATATCATATACGGGTGGTTCGTTGCTTTGAGTAGAGGGCTCTTGTTTCATCACATTTCCTGCGAGGTCGTACTCAACCGATACATCTTTAAGTGATTTTAACTGGATGTGTTCTTCAAAAATCTGTTGGAAGACATCCATGGCATCTTCGATTGACAATGAACCGAATCCATCTCCAGCAAGCATTTTTAAAGCAAAAAAAGGTTTGACGCTTTCTGGGATTTCTTCATCGCACCACATTTCAAAGAGTCTAATGATGTTATCGAAGGACATATTGAGAGGATAGACCTTATCACCAACAACCAACTCATCCGTCAATTTTCGTGATAGATCTAGCATAATTAACCCTCTAAATATTTCTTGATTGCTTTTTCAGAATGTCGATTCTCAAATTCAGTAACAATCCCACGGATTGCTTGGATCAGATAATAGATTGTATCTGTTGTTGTTTCGCCTGAGAATTTATAGACCTTGTCAAAGGCTTCTTCATCAAACAACTCTGTCCAACTATCTTTAGATGCTTTGTAAGCTTCTTTGAAAGCTGACTCATCATCAGCTTTTTCTAGTTTTTTAGCACGTTTTTCAAGGTTTTGACCAATCGTTTTCATCCGTTTGATATTTTCATCATTTGCTACATATTCAAGCTGAAACTCCCCGAAATCAACAGGGATGATATTACTCAATTTCTTAATTACGACCATTGTTTTTCTCCTTTTTTCAAAAATAAAAAGGCGTGAATTATCACGCCTTAGATTATCCTGGTACTACAGTTGATTTCTTAGGTTTGCGAATCCAAGAAATCTTGAATTTGATTGTTTCAAGCTCTGACGCTTCACCATCTCCAATTTCAATTTCAGAAAGACGGGCCAATCCCTCTTTTTGAGTTTTGCCATCAGACGAAACTTCCTTATACCAAACAACGAGATCATCACCGACCTCATCTTCTTTGTCAGCAACAAAGTTCTGGGCCTTATCTGAGTAATCACGATGCCCTTCAAAAGTGCGTCCTCTTGTTTTAGAAACAACAATTTCTTCCTTGGTTCCGTCGCCGTCGAAGTACGCAGAATCGTCTGTTTCTTCGTTATTCTCTGGTGAAGATGACTTCAGACCTTTAGCAAGCCAGAGATATTCCTCTGAGGTTGGCGGAGTGTCTGGAGTAGCTTCTTTGTAAGGTCCAACGTAGTGTTTTCGTAGTGCGTTTTTATTTTTTGGCATTATTCTTTCCTTTCAATTTCAAGGCTGGCAGTTACGTCCAGCAAGTAAATGTAAAAGCCTTGCTCGTCTAAATCATTCAAGTAAGGCTTGTCGACTTTCAGACCTAAAAACTCGTAAGAGCCATTCTTACTTGGCAATTCTAGGTCCATATTTGATAAGGCAGCGTTAATCTGCCACAATGTATTATTGTTTAATTCCTGATCTCGTGACTTGATAGCAATTTCAAAGGGCAAGCTGACTGTTTGAGTCCCAGCCATGTCCTCGTCTACAACCTCTCCACCAGGAAGAGGAAAGACTACTAATCCCTCTTTCTCGGTTAAATAGCCAAGTTTAGACGGGATTTTTTCTTGAATACCCTCGATATGCTCAAGCAAGACATCTGCAAAGTCATTATTTTGGTTCATTTCAATCCCATCGCTTTCAATCCGACTTCAGCCCACTTCTTAGAGTGTAGGGCTGCGGCTTTTTTATCCCACCGTGGACCAGTTCCAGGTGTTGGTTTTTGACTCAGTAGCTTCTCCTTATTCGCAAAGAAGAACTTTCTCTGTTTCTCAGAGAAGAACCCTTTCCGCTTCTTGCCATAGTAGAGCAATCTAGCGTAAGGTGTTGCGTAGATGATTGAACCTTGTCGAACATGTCCACTAGCTCTCAATATCCCTTTTCTTTTTGGAACAAAGGGCTCCATGTCAAGCATTGCCTGGTTAGCAATAGCTAGTTGTCCTTTTGCAAAATTCTCTGGAGATACTTTCTTCTCGACACCTTTTAAGTCAATCTTTACACTAGCTCCACCCATCAAATCACCTCAATTTCATAAGCTAAAAGCCTACTTGTCAAAGGGTGATACTGTGGAATGATGTTTTTAACAACGTAGCTGACTCCGTCCTCTTCTACAATGCCACCGATGAAGCTCTTATCGAGCGACACAGGGCAGTATTGATGATACACAATCACGGTTGAGGAATTGTACTCACTACGATGATTACCTGAACCAGAATGAGAGTAGGACCTGTCGAATTTACAAGGGGATAATAAAAGGGGGTCAGAATAGGTTTCTTTACCCCACTTATCCTCTCCAGTTGACTTCTTGATAGTCACAGAATCAGGTAGCATTCTTTTATCTATCATAATCAACCCTCATAAAGCCAAATCCAGCCATTCTGAGCCAGTTTTCTGTGTCCTTGGATAAATTGTACCGCTCGGCCACTGAAAGCGAGCCTGAGCCGTTCTGTGAGCCTGTGCGATAGCTAACTGATGTCCGTCCGACTGACATACTAGCAATAGACTGCTTGTCCTCTGCCGTCATGACTCCTGAACTATCTAAATAAGCTATCTGATAAGCCGTAGCGAGCTTGACCGCCCTTTTTCGTGCTTCGTTGTCGCTATCAAAGCTATTCAAGAAATAGAAATCCCTTGTAAATGCATCGATTACGAGCTTAGCACGTTTCAAAAGTTTGTAAAAGTCGCCCTCGCACTCAAAACCAAGCTCAGTGAACTCTTCTTTAGTTAGATAAGACATCAAATCACCTCCTTAAAAGGTGGATGTCTCCACCTCAACTAATTCCTCGTCAAGTTCCTCAACGAGTTCTAAACAATCAACTAGTGCGTTGATTTCCTGCGCTTCGTATTTATCTAGATCATACACCTGACCTTTATCAAAATGACGGTCAGACTTAGCCAGATAAACATTTAGCTTAGCCTGATACTTAGCCATTCAATACCTCCAATAGCTCGTCTTTTGTCTTGTTTGAATAGCCTTCAAGCCCTCGCTCTTTAGCAAGAGCTTTCAGCTCAACCAAGGTAAGGTCAGCGAGTTGATGAGTAGCAAGTAGCTCTTCAAGCTCTGCCTCGTCAACCACTTCTTCAAAGCCATCAGCGACTAATTGCGCTTCAAGCAAGCTGCCTTCTTGGACTGTGTAGACTTGGTTCAATTTTTCATACTTCTTCATGGGTTACCCCCCTATTAGGCTTTGTGAGAAACGTAGATACCGTCTTTCTTAGTCTCTAGGACAAAGAGGTCGTGGTACAAACGGTTTTGATACAAGTATCCGTCGCCTTCTGTGTGTTGGCCAGGTGCGAAAAGATAGATAGAATTAAATTTAGCTTTAGCGATTACTGCTGGCTTAGCAACGATCAAGAAGTTAATGTCTTTACCGTCTGCAGCTTTAACAAATCCAGTAGTGAAATCAAATTTAGTTTTGAAGCGTGCATCGTCCCAAACTTCGATAAGCTGAACTCCGTCAAGTGAAGTGACACGGGTATCGATGCCTTGAGGCGATGTAGTAGCGATAGAGCGTGTGAACTCTTTAGAGCGTTCCAAGAAGTCCATCACTTCGCTAGAAACGTAAACCACGATGTTCTGAGCGCCATATTTACGAACTGGTAAAAGGGCAGCTTTCAAGCGTGAGTAGATATTCACTTCTGACAAGTCAGCTTCAGACTTGAAGTGACTGTTTGTGATAGCGTCTGTTGCAAGTTTAGAGAAACGGTAAGCGTCAACTTCTGGAGTTGCGTGTTCAGTGATGAATGTGTTAGATACGTTAGCAGCTGAAAGTTCTTGGTTTGTTTCGTCAACGTCCGCTGAGTCTACAAAGAACTCAACGTCACGGTCGAATCCGAGTGTGTAAACTTTCTTATCGTTTGAAACTGTACCAGCGTTGTAGCCTTTAGAACGTGTGTGTGCCTTGTAACCAGTTACTGCGATTGTAGGCAATTCAAACGATTTAGCACCTAACCAGTTTACCTGTGGTGTTTCCAAAATATTAGTAAGTGCACCTTGCATCAATTTCTTTTCAAAAGTGCCCTCATGTTTAGTGATATAGTTAATTGTCATTATAGATCTCCTATTAGTTATTTAATCCTAGAGCCTTTAGAAAGGCGTCTTCTTGGTTCGTTCCAGCCGTTGGATTTCCTCCAGCTGAAAATGTCGGCTTCTTCTCCTCAGGTTGCTCTGTGCGACCAAACTGAGGATATTTCTGTAATACTTGACCGATAGCATCTTCAATGGACACCTCATCGGATACCAAGCGGTTAGAAAGAGTGATAACGTCGTCCACAGACTCAGCATTCACTCCCAAAGTCAGAGCTGATAGTTTAGCTTCAAGAAGTCGTTGATTTGACAAAGCAGCTTCTAGCTCTTTCTCTTTAGTAGCAAGCGCCTCCGACTGTTTCTCAGCCTCGCTCTTTTGTGAGTCTTTCCACTCTTTGAGTTGCTGGAGTCCTTCTTTAGCGCTCTTGATGTCTTCAAATCCTAGGCTTTTGAAGATTTTCTCTTGTGCTTTCTTGGACTCTTTAGCTACAAGGCCAGTCACTTCTTCCTGAGTGAATGTCTTGATAGGTTGCTCTTGAGTTTGTGACTCGGTGTTTTCTCCAGTATTGGCTGACTGGTCAGCTTGTGTTTGAATGTCTTCTGGCATTCTTCTGTCCTCCTAAAATTAGGTATTATCTTCCGTTCTTTACCGACTGCGGATAAAGTCAAGCAAAAAACCGCATCGAATTCGACACGGTTTATAGTGGTTTATAGTGGTTTATAGCAGTCTATTCCTGCAAGTCAAGACTCTGGATCACCTCCTAATCTTTAATGGCACGATTTGAGACTTTAGTATAAACATCCACGTAAGTCTCTTTCTTGTCGCCGTTATGCGTAATTTCCGCATAATCGCCACATTTTTCATCAGACTTAATTCGATTAGTGCTTACAAGAGCTTTCCAGTTTTGCAATGTTTTGCTAAACCAAACTACAAAACAGTCTTCTGCTTTGATTTCGCAACCTGACAAGCGCGAAAATTCTTGTGATGCCAATTCTTTTGCTTTTTCTAACATTTTTTATTCCTTTCTGTTGAAAAAAAATATATTGTGGGTTATAATCTAAGTAATGAGAGTTACTACCTCCTACATTAAAGGCTTAGGCTGTGGGGGGTGTGTGCTCTCTTTTTTTTATTTTCTTTTTAAAATATCAATTATTTTATCGCCTTTTATCAAAATAATATTTTCGACCCAATTTCTGTGCTTGTTAAAGTAAATTCTATTAATTTTAGAGTACGCCTCGTCAATGCCCATGATCGTTTTACTAACATCGATAATAAATGACCTTGCTTGTTCTTTTTTACCAGCTATAGCATTATCAATATTATTCTTACCTGTTTTTTCAATTTCTTTCAGATCCCAGCGAACTCCATCGATTAGATAATCTGGAGTTTTTACAAAATTAGGATTGTGAACTTCAGGAACGTGGACCACATGCCTTCCAAGCGTATCTGCCAACAATTTTCCGACTTCCTTTTCTCTTTGAGTTGGTTTGAAAATAACATTTTTATTATCCACTTCATACCTAGTCCCGTTATGTTCCCAGAAATTCATTTCTGAGACCTTAGCTTTGCTAGGATCTGCATTTGAAAGCCATTTATCCTTTACAGAAACATAAGACTTATTACCAGCAGGTTCAACGCTTGCTGGTTTTTCGTTTTTCTTGAAGAGTTTTTCTCTTGCCTCATTACGTTTCAGGAAGAGGTGCTTATCGATGTAATCCTTCAAAGCAGCTTTCTGAGTACCTATCTTGCTCTTGTACTTGTTTATCAGGTCATCATCGCCCAATTTCTCAGCGACGTGGAGTTTTTCCTTGTTCGCCCTGATAGACCTCTCTAGCGCTCTCTGCTTAGCTTCTGCGTTGGCATTTTCTTCTGCTTGCTCTGGACTAACCTCTGCCACACCCTCGCCCAAGTCAGGCTTGTAATTGGCTCCTGGTATAAAAGGTGTCAGCATGTGACCGCAGTTAATACCCAAACAACCTTCTGGACGACCATAGCCATAGTCAGACAATGCGAGAATATGTTCTCCGTGTTCTGTTCTAGCGTGGCCAGTTGTAACAATATGATGTTGTAGAGGTGCGCAATACTTACGAGCTGATGCCTTCTTTGAGAAATAAAAGGTATCAATGCCCAGCTCTTCAGCTGGTCTTGTCCGCATTTCTCGAAAAGTTCGATAGGTTGTCGTCTTGATAACTGTCCGTGCGTAATTGTCTATCTTCCAGTTACGTCCAGCGCTATCTTTGAACCCTTGAAAACCTTTCTCTTGCCACTTCATGACCGTGTCAGAGATAGCCTTATCAGCCGTAGATAGACCAGTAACAACTCTAGCGACAGATTGTTCCACAATGCCCTGATAAGCACCGATAACTGACCTAGGAAGCGTTGTGTTGATTAGATTGTGTAGCTCGTCAATCGCTTGGTCGGCATAATCAGCAAGAATTTCTTGAATGTAATTATTACCTCCTAATGATCCACGGCCTAAATCTTCCATGAGTTGTTGTTTGGTATCCGTGTAGAGCTTTAGACCTTCATTTTCGACAATGTATCGCAGTTGTTCTTCAGCTACACCTGAACGCTCAGAGATTAGTTTTAGGTTCTCCTCATTCAGCATGTGCATCTGTTGCATCTTCTCGAGTTGCCAGATGTACGGTTGTTTGTCAAGATAGACCGTGCCACGTTCCGTCACACGTTCGACCACGTTGTCAAATAAGTCCAAGGCTAATTGATGATAGATGTCTGCGACATTGCTCGCTTGAAGTAGCAGTTGCTCGTCATTGAACTGGATTGGTGGTCTCTTCTTTGACATTTAATCACTCCCCGTAAATATCAATGTCTTGCTGACTTCGCTGACTGTTCGCCGTGTCTATTGCTTCTTGGTTGATTGCTTGAATCATATTCTTAGCATCAGTTTCTGACATATTGAATGCCTTCTGGATAGCGTGAGCTTTGCTGACAATGCCACTGGCCAAAGCCTTGGTCCAATAGTCAAGCTCATTGTTCTTATCAGTGAAAACTCCGTCGTCCAGATTGATTGCAATCTTCTCCATTTGAGGAATTGGACCGCTATACAATCCATAAAGACTACCAAGCTCGCAGATTGAGATAATCAATTCTTTCAAAGATTGCTCAACCAAGCTGACAATACTGTTTCTCATTTGGTAAGTATCAGAGTTTTCAGAAACGACCTCTGTCGCAGTCTTCAAGCTCTGACCGTCAAATGTAAACATCCCAGCGGATACACCTAGAAGCATTTCAAAGAGCGATAAGCCTTCGTTAATGGTCTTGATGTAATCATCTGCTCGGATTGCAGTTGTTAGGTCTGTGATGCTTCCTCCGTCCATGTCGCTAGTAGATAAGCGTAAGTAAACATTCTGCTCTGTATCAAAACGCTTGACAAGTTGGACGTCCCCGTCGTGGTTGACCATGCGAGTTTCTGTGAGGTTCTCTGGAACTGCGACTCTGCGTTGGCCCATCTTAACTTCCCACTTGAACTCGTCATAGGTCGTATTAATGAAATCAATCGTGCTCTTTGCATTGTCAAAGATAGACAAACCCAAAGGACTATTGATGTCCTTGTTGTTCATTCCTGGAGGTTTTAGGTAAGAAAAAAGCGGTCTTGTCAGACCGTCAAGTTCAACTTGTTCTTCTAAATCCTCGTAGACTTCAGCAAGGGGCACACGGTCGCCTACTACTTCAGAGCTTTCAGACCTGTATAGCTCGTTTGAAATAATATACTTACCGTCATTAGACCACTCGTGAAACTCAATCAACGTGTAGTAGATATTCTTTTGACCTGAAGCCTTAATTGTTTTAGTAACGATTGCAGCGCTTGAAATATCCTGAGTGTTAGACTGCAAAGGCAAAAAGACAGGCGCTTGTACGAATGAAACTCGCACACGTCCACCGTCCACATAAGGTCTCATAGCAAGACCACCTAAAGCTAAACAACTCTCAAGGTATCGCTCAAAATTCTTGTTAAAGCGATCATTCTTCAATGTTTCTTGAATGAATTCATTTGCTTCTTTATCGTCCAATTTAATCGAGGCTTGCTCATTAAAGACCAGACTAGCAATCTTCTTGGCAGCGGTCCGAGCAATTGGCAAAACAGTCCTTGCTCTCTGTCTCGTCATGCCGTCTGTGTTTGTGTAAGTAACCGTTCCAGCGTTGCTTTGATAGTATTTGAGGTTCTCGTTAATCCGTCGATACTCTGCGCTCGTTACTGCGATTTTAGGATGGTCTGTGATGCTTGCCAGACTTTCTGTCGTCATTCTGTATTGACTCCTTTTTATTAAATTTTTAATGGTTTGTATAATTCCCATTCTTTGATATGCTCCTATTAAAAATTAGCGTATTTCTTGTAAAAGGCATTGACGCTATATCTGAATTCGTCCATTGCGTGGTTGTCTTTATCAATTGGCCGTCCGTTATCGTCACGACTATAAAGACCAATCTCTTTCAAGAAATAGTAATGGTCA